TGTTTTCAGTGTTACAAGTTTAATGTCCATTATACATTTACCTTAGTGCTTTCTGGAAAAACAGCCAGTGTTACCCAGCGGCGTGGAAATAACATCTCACGGCCCTCAAAGTCTTTCATTTCATAAGTTGGGTCTGGAATTAGACCAATGAGTTCTACCATGTTATCATAATCACGAAGAACCAAATCATACTTCTCAGCTCTTGGGAGACCATGGTTAAAGGCCATTTTCTTTGCTAGTTCACGAATATTCATACTTCTCCTTTTATCCAACATATTGGCTAAAATTAGGTGGTTGCCATCCTTGTGGTTTCAAAACTTTACCATCTTCACGTTTCAAAACTTTTCTTGTTTCTGGATCAATCTTTCTTAAATTACTCAGTGCGCCTTCATCCCAAATTTTACTTACATCCCAACCTCTTGATAGCATATACCCTGTGAGCACCCACATCAAATCAAAACAAGCATCAGCAATCTCAGTATCATTGTTTTGATTTTTAGCTGTAAGTAACTCACTGAATTCCTCACCAATCAACCTCATATACAAACTTGACTGAGGCACATTGTATTCCAGCGTTGTTTGACCTGCCGCTTCCATAAATATTCGTACATCATTAAACACTGATTTCATCGTTATTCCTTAATAATTATTTGGAGCAATAGGAAACTTACGAATAATAAGTTTGTCTTCTTCAACAAAACAATCTAATACATCTCCGACTTTCCAACCCATTTCGTCCATAACTTCTTGTGGTATTTCAATAACAGCATCACCGTTATCTAATATCTCAAGCACTCGGCTTTCGTAAGTTTTGTTAGACATTTTTTACCTCTATGTTGCACTTGTTTAGAAAATCAACACCATCAGTATTCCGATAGGTGTTCCGATAGTAAACAGATTTAATACCACTTTGATAGATAAGTTTAGCACAATCAAGGCATGGTGCATGAGTAATAAACATGGTCGCACCGTCACCAGATTCTGTGGACTTTGCTAACTTTGCGATACAATTTGTCTCAGCGTGGAGGACCTCTGGTTTGGTTTTTAATTGACTTGAAATACCGTCAACCACAATATCTTCACAATTGTTATCCCAACCAGAGGGCATACCATTATATCCGATAGAAACGATACGATTATCTTTTACAATAATAGCACCCACATGAAGACGCCTGGCTGAAGACAATGCAGCGAAGACTTCAGCGGCGTTCATAAAAGCTTCAATGAATTTTTGTTTCATACTTCAATGAGAACTGGAAAGAATGGATCTTCCTTATCGGTGCCACGTTCATAACCAACATAACCACGAGCGTTTGATACAATGCGAGTAGAACCAATCATATAATCAAATTTGTCGTGTGTATGGCCGTGAACCCACACTTTGATTTGTGGATGGCTTAAAATAAATTCATCTAAATCAGAACTATAGGCACCACCAACAATCAAATCTTTTTCATAGCCAGGTTTTGTTGACTTCTTAGATGGAGCATGATGACCAACCACCACAAATGTTCCTGTTGGATTACTTGTGACAGTATCATCAATCACCTTCAAAAAGGTCTTATGATCTTCAACACAATCTTCCGGTGAAAATTTAGAATATCTTTGTTGAAAATTACCTTTAGTATCTTTGAATGAAGTGGTCTTGTTGCTGTTTTGTATAATACGAAAATCATTCATCAGGTAAGAAATCTGATTGATGGTTTTTGGATCCTCTTTGTTCATATCAGTCCAAAGAGTACCACCAATAAAAGTTACATTGTTGATTATAGCAACTTCTTTGTCCAGAAAATAAATAGAGTTTATATCACAAGCCTCACGGAGCAATTCATGTGAGGTTGCAAAGTCACCATTGTAGTGCTCATGGTTACCCATAATATAAATTACATCTTTATACTCTCTCTTACAGTTGGTGAGAAACTCTTTAAACCGTTCTGACTTATATGTGCCGTTTAGATCGGAGGCAAGCATAATATCACCGGCCAAAAGTAAAACATCGGCTTGATCGGGATTACATGGGTACCAATCAGCGAACTCTAAATGAACGTCGGATACAAGTGCTAATTTCATAATAGATCCATTATATATTGAAAACAAGGGAGAGTCAAGCTCTCCCTATCACTTATGCCGCTTTTTGTTCTTGCAACAGTTGAGGCTTAAATGCCTCAAGACTACCGCCGATTTCAACTTTGCGTGGCTTCTTATGTTCTGGAATAATATTTTCTAAACCAATACGAAGAATACCATCTTTGAATTCGGCACCACGAACTTCAATCGTTTCGGCAACAGTGAATGTTTTGGTGAAAGAGCGTGTACCAATTCCACGATGTACATATTGAATATTGGTATCACCTTCTTTTTTGTTTCCCTTCACAATCAAACTACCATCTTCAATCGTAATATCAATCTCATCTTTGGCAAAACCAGCAACAGCCATTTCAACGACATAACGATTGTCATCTAGCCGAATGATATTGTGTGGTGGGAAATTAGAGGCCTTGTTATGAACATCATCTTTCATAAGTCTTTCAACATCATTAAAGAAACGTTCAAAACCAAGGGTTGTGTAGTGAAGCGGACGTAATGTAAAGCCTGTCATTGTAGACATAGTTTTCTCCTTATTAAGCAAGTTAGAATGACCAGCCCTTTAGGCACTGGTCATTTGTTATTTAGTATTTCAAAAGCGTTTTTATTGGCAAGATACTTTCGTTGAGGTGTTTCTTCCTTATATACATAAATGAATTCTAGTTCGTCTTTTTTGACGGTCTTTTCATAGTTTTCCGTAAACACAATTTCTTTTGTGTAGATGTTCTTTAATTTCACAAGTTTCATTTTTAATACTCAACTTTCTTCTTTCCTATTGTGTATTTACTTACCAACTCCCAATCATCTTTTTCTTTATATGAAATGATTTTGATTTGATGAAGTGGTGCCAAATTACCTTCAATCTTTTGTTTCTCATCTTTAAGAATCTTTAGTAACCCCCATTCTTCTAGCAGGTTAGCAATAGCATTTCTTCTTTGTAAATCGTTGTCCGTAATCGTAGATGGCTTACCATCTAAAGCAAATAATTCTTTGAAGTGTAAAATCACATAACGACCTTGTTTGTGGAGTATATGGCAGGATTGATACAACACCTTTTCTTTGCGAGAAGAAACACCAATTCTTGTCAGTGTCTCACGAACCTTGAGGAAAGCATCCTCATCGTCAAGTGTTATTTCAACTCCGACTCCTTTGAATATATCAGACATATCATTTCCTCAATCCACCGGTTTCGGTTTTTTCTTTTAGTTCTTGGATTTGTTCTTTGCTGAGCAGAGAAAGAGCTTCAATAGCTCTAGCATCTGAATAGTTGAAGTATTTTTTGATACATTCTAAATCTTCACTTCTTTCAGACTTAACCCACTTAGCAAAAGGCCTTTTCCGAGACCTGACGGTATTTATAAGAAACGAATTTTGTAACTTTTTATCAAGGAAATGCCTCTGATTCATCTCATTGGCAAACAGCACACAATCATAATGATACGAAAGTGCCCTGTTTACCAGAAATGGATTGTAATCTTTCTCGGTTTGAGCATCAACAATCAGATTTTTTTTACCATAGGTAATCTGATTCACATAATCAAAAGGGTTGCTCATACAAATCCCATTTTTCTCTTTTGTTTTGGATTGGTGTTCTTTTGCTGATGAAATATTTCAGCTAAAGAATATGTATCACCAGTTCCTTTTGCTGTAAATCCAAGACCAAGTTTTTGACTGAGAGCCACTGCTTGTTCTTTGTTGTAGTTTTCAAAGTTTACAATATCAAAGCAACGACCAGGACGAATCAGTGCGTCATCAACATCACTAACCGATGGTAGATTGGTGGAAAAAATAAGCTTCTTACCCTTCGTTGAGATAAGACCATCACCCACGTTCAGAAAACGGTGCATCATGGTATTACCATCGGCTCTTGATTTGAGGAAGTTATCAGCATCCTCAATCACCATTACATCCATATCATCTTCAATGAAACGAGCAAAGATATA